CCGCAGCCTCTCGAAGCCGCCGTTGAAGGTGTCTAGTCCGAGAGCACTAGCGTGCTGGCCGTGTGTGTTGACCAGCCGCTGGTTCTCGTGGAGACAGAGCACACTGTGCGCAGTGACGTGGTTAACATCCATTGCAAGCACCGTGCGAACAGATCCACTCTTGACCTTCTCAGCCGCGCGGACCTCCTCCTTAACACTGACGCTACAAAGGCTCCCGATGGGTTCATCGGATGCCAGAGAGCGCCAGTATTCCGGGAAGAATTCCACGAAGTCAGAAGAGCCGAAGTAGTCCTCCTTATACGCGTACTTCAAACTCCAGGGGTAGCCAGGCGACTTCTGCCGCGGTAGCCACTCCTGAACGTACTCAACCGAGCGAAGGGAAGAGCCGCTGAGCGCGGCCCCGAACTCATGGTCGAGCATACGCCCAGATATGTTGTAGATCTGGACGACATCGTCCCCGAACGGTACTGCCGGGAACTTGTATTTTGAGATGGATTTTCGGGATAGGTTGGTGTTTTTGGGTACGACCATGAACTGATCGTAGCAGCTCTCGTCTTCACCGTTCTGAAGCAGAAACTCCACCACGTCGGGGTCCGTGTAGTCAGGAACCTTCGGTTTGTAGAGCCTCTGGACTCGACCAGCGCACTGCAGGTCACAGTCGGGGACCAGCTCGGGCCCCCCAATGATTCGGACGAGGTCTCGGGGATACTGCAGCAGTAGCTCGCCAACTACTGCTCCCCCTTCACTTTTCCCTGGGCGGGTTGTCTGGGGAGGGGGCCCTTCTTCGGCCGCTCCTCCTCCTTCTTCCCATCCACATCCACCTCGCTCGTCTGCCTGGTGGCCGACGGGGGCTCAGCACTGGAAGCTCGCTTGGCCACCTTGGCCTTCGCGCGCTTCTTCGCGTTTTTGTCGTGGTGCTTGCCCTGCGCCGGCTTGTCATCACCGCTGCCAACGGCAGCGGGAGCCTCCACCTCGGACTCATCGGGTCGCTTGGACTCGGCGTCGATGAGGCCAGAAGTGTCCTTGGAAGCCTGCCTGCCCACACGGTCATGGGCAAGCTTGGCCTTGGCCTTGTCGTATCCCCTTTGGCACTCACTGGTGAATGCCTCGAGGTACGTCTTGTCGAGGGGCAGGGGCGAGGGCACATCGCGGGCGATGTCCTTCACCTCTGCGATCCACTTGTCGTTGATGGGAAGGAACATGGGGCACGTTCGCGCCGGCCCTCCGAGGACATGGAAGCCAATGATGGCTCCGTCCACGGTGGACCTGAC